GTTAGAAGTTTACCCTTTGAGGGCATTGCCGTCAGGCAATTTCGCCCTCTCCTGCATCTCTGCAGGCCCACTTAAAGCCCTTCTCTGGGCTTACGTGTCTCACGCACAACCGCTCTCGCGGGAATCCTGGCAGCTGGGGTAGATGGAGCTTTCCCCAAATTGCCGGGTCGACGATAGGTGCAGTCTGGTAGCGAAGCCACCAGTTGTACTTAACCATATCATCGATGCGTTCAGTAACATCGGCCGACTCGGCTACGTACGCAGCGAAACGGAATCGCACATCTCCAGTCTTTGTCACGACCCTTTTGGGGAAGCGGCATCGAGCAAGAGGGAAGTGTAACCCGCTATCAATGCTATAGCTTTGTGGGACGATAATCCTGTCTTTCTCAGGGAGCCACGACGAGATTAGTCGTTTGGCCCTCACCAGAGGAATACCGGTCCGCTCAGTCCAGTACATCAGGCCATTAAAAGCCCTGAAGACCTGGTCCAGACGGTCGAGATCACCTTTGATGTAGAAAGGAGTCACGTCGGAACCTTTATACCAATGCTTGCCACAACTCTCACGGAATGGAACATCACCGTGAAAGGACTTCTCAAAGTTCGGCTGGAAGCCGAGTACCTCGAGTAGCTCCATAAGTGGTATAGCAACATGGTCGCTAACGACAATATCGTCGCCATAGACAAAAAGGTCCGCTACTCTCCCGTCGAACAAGACGGTGCACGCATAAGCGAGTGACGCATACACAAGCGTTTGGAGTTCGAAAATGAACCCATTGCCCATGGTCGCCACTTTTTGCAACTTATGAGTACGATTACCTACTGTGGTTTGAGGCGTGCGCAGTGCGCATACCATCGACCACCACCTCTCTGGCAATAAATCACCAAGGAGGCGGAGAGATAGGCAATCTGACGCGCTTGACAGGTCGATCGTTGCTTGATTGCGAAACATCGAAGCAATTAGCGATATCTGCTGGTTTGGGGACTGATCGTTTAGATTCAGCCCTTGGCGCAGCAGCCCGGCCCGGATAGCATCACCCACGCATTTCTGCAGGAGCATGTTTACCTCGGGTTCCATAGCCATAAAGCGGACCGCTTTCGCAGTCTTGGCTACAAAATCAAAGCGGCTATCCATAACAGGTTCAATCCGTTCCGCGTGCCATGATGGCCCGTAGTCTGGTATCACCTCGGATAGAAAATCGAGAGCATGTGGTGTTGCACTCAGCACCTTGCCTCTCTCCGAAAACCCACTCCATTTTAGCATAGGGAGCGAATATCGTCGCGAGGAAAAGCGACTTGCCCCTCCTGTATAGTGGAGCTCTTCCCACCGTGGCCAAACGTCCATCAGGGTAGCACTAATCCAGGATCGTGCGAGGCGAAATGCCTCTGGAAGTAACGATCCGGACCAAGTGTGATCCCCAACAGGCGAAAAGAAACGGCCATGGCGGTTTACCACAGTGCAGCTGTGCTCGGTATCCATAAAGGTCCGAAGACTATCACGGATGATCTGCGTTGGAACTTCTTCACGAGATGTGAATGGTTCCACCTTGCGAACTAAGTTATACGCGAGGTATTCCCTAGCGAACTCGGCGGGCAGCTTTTCTAGCCCATCTGAACTGAACGAGGGAAACGAATTTACCCCATCCAGACCAAGGTCTGCAAGGACTGCGCTGTGTAGCTGAGTGACTCTTGTATTGGCATACATATGCAATACGCTCCAGAGATCTGGCAAGTTCAGAAATATGTTCTATGTTAGAACATAGCCGCGTCAACAACAAGGCTTTTGACCTCATCGGACGACGCTAACGCATTGTTCAGAGCCAGAAGCTCCTCGCGGTGCGCCACAGAACTTGCTTTGACGGTGACGATGTCATTCGTCCAGAGCTCGGAGTAGAGCACTTCAGGAAGGGCACCGCAATCAGTTGCGGAGCAATCACTGACGTACGAAGACTCCAGACGCAGTTTGGTGCGGATAGCCTTACGGTCCGTACCCGAATCGCGTTGCGAGACGGTCAGGCGCAGACGTCCGACCAGAGGACCGACTCGTTCTTCGAACAGGTCGCCTTCTGCATTGGTGCGTGTGTAAGTCAGTGTGCGGGTCACCCCGCCAACCAAAAGAGCAATGGAACGTGCCATTACGGCCTCCGATACCGAATACTCGGTAAGTTACGTGGACGAGGTCCACGGTAGCGAAACGGCTTCTGTTTAATGAGCCGTTGCAGTGGTTTAAGATAACGCTGGACAGCAAGCGAAACGCCTGCTGCGACCTCAAAGAGGCCAACGTCGACATTCCACAAGAGGCTAGCCTCAGGTGGCTGTGTCAGTTTTACTCGGATATTATCTTCCTTACGGGCGATAACAGAGCCGAACAGCTCTGGCACAGTTTCCCATGCTTTCCGCAGATCTGACGTTTCCAGCGGCATGACTGGCTCAAAAGAGGCGGACGCCTCCCATAGAGCACGCACACGGCGGTTACGCGACCCAGTTTTGAACTGGAGTCCGATCAGGGGAGCGATGGTTCTCACGTACGCATCGAAGTTGGAAAACCAACCCGATACGAATGACAGAGGCACCATGTCGTAGAACGTGGCAATGGGCTCGAAGCCCAATAACCGCGCGTCTGCCGCAATCCCGATTTCGAGATCATAGCGTAGCGCTGTGCGTACAGACAAAGTGCGCATCTCAAACCCCTTACTCACTACCGCACCGAGGCGCTCTGGCAGATTCCCGTTCAAGGAGGAGATCCCGTAAGGGAGTAACACCTCAGAACGAGTATGCACATCGCTGTCCCCGAGAGGCAGATTGTAAGTACCGCGGGCTCGGACGAAATCAAGTGAAGGCATCTGAGCGAACTCAAGTGCCCCTTCGATCTCGCCGATTAACGGCAGCCATCCGAAAATAGTTTCGAGATGGCGGTTGGAGATTTCGCGCGCAGCATTTCGTTTCGATGCGCGACTCTTCAGCTTTCGCCAAGTAGCCGCATCACGATCCTGGATGTCACGCGCAACCTTAGCCATTCCGGATACTTTCTCACCCATCATGCGAAGTGTCTCTTTGCGCTCTTTGAAGAGCATTGGGAGGTTCACCAAGCTACGGTTGAGATTGGCCAGAGCTTTCGTGTCGGCGAGTCGTTGACAGAAGTCAAGATCCGCTGCACTAACCTCAGGCAGCTTCCATCTAGCATCAGGAGCTGGGACGTGTCCACGAGGGTCAAACCCAAACGAGACCCGTCCACAGTTTATCGGTGCCGCAATGCAAGATGCGGGCGGCACAGAGTTATCAGGGTTAGCGCGATAGGTCCAAATAAAAGACCCCCGCGCCGTATCCCCGACTCCATTTGTACACTCACTCACGCTCGACCAATAGTCATTGGCCGTAACGTGATCACCTTGGACAGTCGGCGCCCGAGTAAACTCGGACACGTCTACCCACGGAGGTGGATCAGGTCGGACGGCGGACAAAGTGTTAGCCGTTTGCTCACACCCGGGTTTATTCGGGTAATAAAGCTGGTTAACGAAAAGTTCGCTCGCCTCCATGATCTTCACTCCGTTGGTGGTACAAAAGGAAATCCCTCTTTCGAGAGACTAGGTCACTCCGGGCATAGCCCGGG